GTATCGGGTACTTCGGTCACGGGCTTTCGGTGACAGGTTTGCCACTCTCGGCGCATGGATACGTGCAAAGTCTGCGGCGAACCGCTTGCGCCGCCCCTCCGGGGGCCGATGCCGCTCTACTGCTCGGGCCGATGCCGCCAGCGCGCTCATCGGATGCGCTTGGCCGCGGCCACTTCTCCTGGCACGAAGGTCGAGCCGCGGGCAGTTCCCGTCCGCCAACGCAAGCCGACCATCGCTGACGTCACGCGCCTCGTCGTCGAGACCATCGGCGTCGAGGAGTCGTTCCGCTTCGCTGCCGAGCGCGCCGAGTTCCGTCTGCGCCCGATGTGCTCACGCATGGCCGCCGCGATCGGCGACGCCCTCGACAAGGAAGGGCTGCGCTGATGGCTGGTCAGGGACGCAAGCCGAAGGCTGATGCAATCCGCCGCATGCACTCGCAGGCCGTCGTCGTCGAGCGCCCGCCGATACCGATGCCCGCCGAGGTCGCGTCGAACGACCTCATGCGTGAGTGCTGGGAGTGGACGGTCGGCGGTGCGTCGCACTTCACCGACGCCGATGTCCCGATGCTCACGCTCCTCGTCCACTGGTGGGCGGTCGCGCGCCAGTGCTCAGCGAACCTCGCCGCTGAGAGTGGTGGCGTCGTGACACAGGTCGATACGCCGATGGGGCCGCGTCAGGACCCCGATATCCGCACGCTCCAGCTCGCCACGAACCAGGTGCGGCAGCTCTCCTCCGAGCTCGGCGTCGGCCCGCTCGCCCGGACGCGCATGGGGCTCATGAAAATCGCCACCGCGAGCATGGCGGCCGACCTGCCGGCGAAGGTGTTCAAGATGCTCGACGAGCACTATGGCGACTAGGACGCGCCTCTCGAAAGCGGGCGTCAGGCAGGCGAAGGCGTACGAGCTGTTCCTCGGCCTGCACTGCCGGCACGTCGACAACGAATACTATGGCGAGCCGTTCCTGCTCGAGGACTGGCAGCGCAAGCATCTCTGGAACCCGGTGCTCGGCACCGGGCGCATAGAGCACCGCCGTTTCATCCGCCGTTACCGCCGTGCGCTCTGGGGACTGCCGCGTGATGGCGGCAAGACGGAGATCGCCGCGGGTACGCTCCTCACGATCGCCACGATGGAACCCGTCCACGACGGCGAGTACGGCGTGCTGGCCTCGTCCAAGACCCAGGCCGGCAAGGCGTTCCGCAAGCTGAAGTCGATGATCGTGCAGGACGCCGAGCTGCATGCGATGTGGGAAGTCCTCACCGACACCATCGTCCATCGCGAGACCGGCGCCCGCATCATCGTCCTGCCGTACTCGGAAGCCGCCACGCAGAGCTACCACTTCAACGTGTGCATCATCGATGAGTACCACGTCCACAAGTCGCCGGCCGTCCTCGAGGCCGTCATCTCCGGCCAGAAGTCCATCACGAACGCGCTCTGCATTGTCATCACCACGGCAGGACCGAAGCGCGAAGGGCCTCTCTGGGAGCTCATCCCGCAGTGGCGCGAGGACCCGAACGCCTACGTCTACTGGCTCGGCGCCAACGACGACGACAAGCTTGAGGACCGCAACGTGTGGCGGCGTGTGAAGCCGATGTCATGGATCTCGCTCGCCGACATGGAGGACCAGTTCGCCTCGACCTCGCGGCGTGCCTTCGAGCGGTACACGCTCAACCGCTTCCCCATCGACGGTGACGCCGACAAGGCTGTGACGCCGCGCCAGGTCGCGCGATGCGCCAAGCAGCCCTCGCAGTTCACCTTCGAGCGTCCGTTCGTGCTCGGAATCGACGGTGCGCAGTCGGGCGACGCGTTCGCCCTGATCGGCGTGCAGCGTGACGGCGAGGCATGGGACTTCCGAGAGTGGGTCTTCGACGAGCCGCCCGAGGATACCGGCTTCTATGACCTCCCGCAGATAGAGGAGCTCATCGCCGAGCTCTACACGAAGGGCCGTCCGATGGTGGCTATCGACCCCGCGAGGCTCCTCCTCCTCGCCCAGCATCTCGACCAGAACTACGGCGTCCCGCTCGTCGCCGTCCCGCAGACGAACAAGACGATGTGCCCGGCGACCGCGCTCCTGGTGAACGCGGTCAAGAGCGGGACGGCTCGTCTCGGCGGCTGCCCGAAGCTCGCAGCCCACGTCAGGAACGCGGTGCTTCTGGAGCGCGAGCCGTTCGGCGAGCGGCTCGGTAGCGTGGGCAAAGGCGCCGCGAAGGAGCGCATCGACGCCGCGATCGCTGCCGCGATCGGCATGTACGCGCTCTCGACACAGGACTCCGGCCCGTCCGTCTACGAGGAACGCGGCCTTCTGACACTGAGCGCATGAGGAAAGGGGACAGCATGAGCACCATCGTCATCACAGGCGGGGCAGGATTCGTGGGGCATCACTTCGTCGAGCACATCCTCAAGAACACCTACTGGCGGATCGTCGTGTTCGACAAGCTCACGTACGCCTCCAACGGCTTCGACAGGCTGCGGGACATCGAGGCGTTCGACGACGCTCGCGTGCGCATCTTCGCCGTGGACCTCAAGCAGCCCATCAGCGAGGGTGTGGCGCGGGAGGTCGGGAAGGTCGACTACATCGTCCACCTCGCCGCTGAGAGCCACGTCGACCACTCCATCACCGACCCCGTGCCGTTCATCCTGAACAACGTCGCCGCCACACTCACGATGCTCGAGTACGCCCGCGCCCACCCCGAGCTTAAGGCGTTCGTGAACTTCTCGACCGACGAGGTCTACGGTCCGGCGCCTGACGGCTACGCGTTCACCGAGCAGGACCGCCACCATCCGTCGAACCCATACTCGGCGTCCAAGTCGGCGCAGGAGCAGTGCGGCATCGCGTACGCCAACACCTACGGCGTCCCCGTCATCACGACCCACACGATGAACGTCATCGGCGAGCGGCAGCACCCCGAGAAGTACGTGCCGATGGTTATACGCAAGGTCATCGAGGGCGACGTGGTGCCGATCCACGCGAACGCTGACGGGAGTCGCATCGGGAGCCGTTTCTACATCCACGCCCGCAACGTCGCCGATGCCATCCTCCATATCCTCGATCTGGGATACCACGGCTACGAGGAGTGGAACGTGGCCGGCCTACAAGAGGTGGACAACCTCGAGCTCGCGCAGATGATCGCGGAGATCATCGGCCTACCGCTGCGCTACGAGCTCATCGACTTCCACTCGTCGCGCCCCGGTCACGATCTGCGCTACGCGCTCGACTCTTCCAAGCTCATCGAGTCGGGCTACCGGTACCCGAAGTCACTCGCCGACTCGCTCCGCAAGACGGTCGAGTGGGAGATGGAGCGGCGGTGAACATCCTCACCGTCTACGACGTCTTCAGCGGCTGCTCATGGTATCGAGCGGTGATACCCGGTCACGCCGCTGTTCGCGTCGGCGGTCACGAGGTGCGTGTCGGCGCGGGCGAGACATCGCCCGAGCACGTCGCGTGGGCGGACGTCATACAACTCCAGCGGCTATGGCACCCGAACGCGATCAGGATGGTGCGCTACGCCCGGTCGCTCGGAAAGCGCACGGTCTACGACATCGACGACGACGTGTGGGCGATAGAGAAGGCTAACCCCGCCCATGCCTTCTGGGTCGAGAAGGACCATGCGTCGCGCGCGCTCGACGTGCTGAAAGAGTGCGACAGCGTGACGACGACCGGGCCCGACCTCGCGAACACGCTTCGCCGCCACCACAAAGACGTCCGGATCATCCCCAACGCGCTCGGAGACGACTTCCGACGCGTCCGCAAGTCCGACGCCGGGAAGCTCATCGTCGGCTGGGCGGGCGGCAACTCGCACACGCCGGACATCAAGCTCATCGAGAGGGTCATCCTCGACATCGTGAACGAGCGCGACGTGACCGTGGCCATCGCCGTCGGCGGTGAGTGGATAGAGCACGAGCGGGTGATGCACGTCCCGCCGGTCGCGATCGAGAACTACCACGCCGTCCTCTCGACGTTCGACATCGGCATGGCACCGCTCCTCGACAGTCGCTTCAACCGCGCGAAGTCCGACCTCAAGCCGCTCGAGTACGCCGGCGTCGGTGTTCCCTTCGTCGCGAGCCGCGTCGGACCCTACCGAACGCTGACGCGCGGCGGGCTGACAGCACCCACGCCGAAGGAGTTCAAGCGGCATCTGCTGCGCCTCATCGACGACGAACCCGAGCGCCGCCGCATGGCCGCGGATGGGCTCGAGTGGGCCGAGTCGCGCCGCATCTCCGCGATCCTGCCGCTCTGGGAGTCGGTGTGGCGTGGGTGACACGTCACGCAGCATGGGCGGCGATGGGCCGTTACTCGGTCAGGAGACGCCTTGCCGATCATAGACCGCCTGATGAGGCCCGTGCTGGCTCGATTCCTCGACAGCATCTCATCCACGCAGGCCGCAACCACATACCAGACGAGCTCCGGGCAAACGGTCACTTCACAGACGCCGTTCGAGCTCGTCGCCGTTCGCGCGGCCATCAACGTCCTCGCCCAGGACGTGGCCGCACTCCCGCTCAAGCTCTATCGCCACGACGGAAGAAGTCGCGAGGAGGTCATCACCAACCCGCTCGCGACAGTGCTGCGCTACCAGCCGAACCCGCGCATGAGCGCGTACGAGTGGCGCGAGGCGCTCATGGTGTCCCTGCTGATCCGCGGCAACGCGTACGGATACATCCAGCGTGACGGAGATGGGCGCTGCGAGGCCATCTACCCGCTGCGGCCGGAGCAGATGAAGGTTGAACTCGACCCGCAGGGTCTGCTCACCTACACGTACCAGCCGCTCAACCCGGACATCCCCGAAAAGACGTTCACGCAGTCCGAGATGCTCCACGTCAAGGGGCTCTCATCCGACGGGCTTGTCGGCCGGGCTCCGCTCACCGATTTCCGCGAGAAGCTCGGCGAGATCGCGGCGACCGAACGCTTCACACAGGCGTTCTACGGCAACGGCATGAAGCGGTCCGCAGTCCTCAAGCACAAGAGCCACATCTCGGACGACGCCCACAGGCGGCTTCGCGAGAGCATGGAGAAGAAGTCCGGCGCGGACAAGGCGTTCAGCGTCCTCATCCTCGAAGAGGACATGGACTTCAACGAGCTCACCTTCGCTCCAGAGGACGCGCAGCTCCTCGATTCCCGCCGCTTCTCGGTCGAGGACGTCTGCAGGATCTACAACCTGCCGCCGTACAAGCTGCGCCTGAACGAACCGGGCGCCGTGAGCTACGCGTCGGTCGACTCCCAGCGCATCGACTACCTCATCAGCTCGCTGACGCCGTGGCTCGTGCGCATCGAGCAGGGCATCATGCGGTGCTGCATGACCGCGCCGGACGTTCAGGAGGGGCTGTTCGTCGAGCACAACACCCGCGCGTTACTGCGCTCCGACCTCAAGAGCCAGGCTGAGGCGCTCGAGATTGGGCGGCGGAACAACTGGTACTCGGTCAACGAATGCCGCGCGCATCTCGGCGAGAACCCCGTGGAGGACCCGCGCGCCGATGACGTCTTCGCCGCCACCGGTACACCAGGCTCGAAGTCGTTCGGTGACGCCGAGGACAACATCCCAGACGAGGCACCACCCGTCGAGTAAGGCGGTAGCACAGACTAACCGGCCGCGAGCCGGGCTACTCCATCTGGAGGTTGACATGGAAGAGAGCATCACCACTCCTGAAGCCGCTCCGACCACCGAGACGACGCAGGAGGCCCAGCGGACGTTCACGCAGGAGGATGTCAACCGCATCCTCGCCAACGACAAGCGTAAGGAGCGCGAAGCACTCACCTCGCTCCAGACCGAGATCGTCACTCTGCGTGAGAAGGCCGCGAAGCTCGACCAGTACGAGACCGAGCAGATGACCGCTGTTGAGAAGGCGAACAGGGAGCGAGAGGAAGCACTCCAGCGCCTGAACGAGTACGAGCAGCGGGCGAAGGCAGCGGAGATCACCGCCATGCGCGTGAAGGTCGGGGCCGAACTCGGGCTGCCTGCCGCGCTCGCGGAACGCCTTGCCGGTGAGGATGTCGAGAGCATCAAGGCCGACGCGGAAGCGATCGTGGCCGCTCTCCCGAAGCCGACGGCCCAGGTCCCCGCGGTCGTGAACGACACGATCGACAGCGACCTGAACAACCAAGACCCGTTCCTCGTGGGCATGAAGCGCGGGATGGGCATCACGTAAAGGAGTAAGGCATGGCTATCGAGTACGCGACCAAGTATGCCGACGCCGCGCTGAACGCGTTCAAGCTCGGCTCGGTGACAGAGGTCTTCGCCGCACAGTACGACTGGACCGGCGCCAAGACGGTCACGGTGTTCACCAACGCCACCGCGAGCATGGCGGACTACGTTCCGTCTGCCGGCTACGGCACGCCCGGCCTCATCGGCAACACCAAGGACGACATGACCGTCAGCAAGGACCGCAAGTTCGTCGGTCTGCTCGACCGTCTCGACATGGAGAGCGTCAACGGCACGCTCCGCGCCGGTGAGTGGCTCGCGAAGCAGATCCGCGAGCAGGTCACGCCCGACGTGGACAAGTACCGCTTCCTCGCGCTCCACACCGCCTGCCCGTCGGGCCAGATCAGCGCGTCTGCCGCCATCACGTCGGCCAACGCATACACGGCGTTCCTCACGGGCAATGAGACCCTGGACGAGGCCGAGGTCCCGACCGCCGGCCGAGTCGCATTCGTCACGCCGGCCGTCTACAACAAGCTCAAGCTGGACGCGAACTTCGTGAAGGCCAGCGAGCTAGCGCAGAGCCAGATCATCTTCAACGGCCAGATCGGCGAGGTCGACGGCGTTCCGATCATCAAGGTCCCGTCGTCCATCATGAACGCCACCGACAAGCACATGGACTTCATCATCGTCCATACCGCGGCCGTCGCGGCCCCGATCAAGCTTGCCGACTACCAGATCGTCGAGAGCTCGGAGCGGTACAGCGGCTCGCTCGTCAATGGGCGCATCGCGCACGACCTGTTCCTGCTCGACACGCTCAACACGGGCATCTACATCCACGTCCACGCGTAGACCAGACCGCTCAACGATGACGCGAAGGCCCCTCCGGGGGCCTTCGCCCGTTCGGTGACGCTGAGGACACCATGAGTGCCAGCAACCGACCATCGGGGGTATCCCGCATGCCTCGCATCCGTAAGCATCGCCTGAGCCCGTACACCATCACCGCCGGAGGCATCGACGCAGACGGCGTCGACACGTCCATCGCGGGAACCGTCGTGGAGGTGTTCGACGATGTCGGCGTGTCCGTCGGGACCTACACGCCCGCCGTCACAGACGGCGACCTCGTGGCCACGATTCCCGCGGCGGACCTTGACATCGACACGTACTCCGCGGTCTGGGCGGTTACGGTTTCCGGCGTCGCGGAAGAGTACGAGACGCACTTTGAGATTGTGAGCGACGTCTACTTCGAGCCGTACGAGTTCCGCGCGGCGGTCCCCTCGCTCGACACGGCGATCACCGACACGGACATCGAGGACATCCGCACGGCCGTCGAGGACACATTCGAGCGATCAGCGCGCCGTGCGTTCGTCCCACGGCGCGCACGCGAGACCATCACCGGCGACGGCAGTCGACTCTACGAGCTCGAGCATCCATCCGTGCGCGAGCTGGTGAGCGTGACCGTCGACGGAACAGTAGTGACGGCGACGCTCCGCGCGTCGGGCTTCATCGAGCTTCCGTACGCGACCTACGGCGCAATCGCCGTCGAGTACCTGCACGGCATGTGGCCGTCGCCGCCACAGCTCAAACGACTCGCGATCATCTACGCCGAGTCGCTCATCGGTGCCTTCGCCGTGGACGCACGGGCGACCGGGCAGCAGACCGAGTATGGCTACATCCGCTACTCGGTAGCGGGACGCGACGGCGCGACCGGAATCCCCGAGGTTGACGCGTTCCTCTCGTCCGACCCGACCATCGGCGGTTACGGATTCAGGCGGATACCGTTATGAGCGTGAGAGCCGACATCCGCCGCGCCTTGCAGACGCTCGTCACGACCGCGATCGGCATCACATGCGGTTTGGGCATCCCGCGCGAAGTCCCGACCGGCGAAGACACGTGGATAGAGCTCGGGAACGGTGCCGCGTACGACTACGACGAGAGCGGTGGGCGCTCGGTGCGGGCGTTCTCTCTCGCCGTCGTGACCGTCACGACCATCACCGGAGCGAAAGAAGCGGGCGACCTCATCGTGCTCGAGCGTGCGGAGGCGCGCGTCGACGCGCTCAAGGCGGCCATCGAGGCCGACACCCATCTCGGCGGCCTCGTGCTCGAAGCTCGTATCGTGAGCGACCGCTGCGAGCCGGTACCCGCAAGCGACAACGCATGGGCAGCCGGTGCGCGTATCGAGTTCGAGTTCGACGAGTGGTGAGTGACGCAACAGCGACCATGACGGCAGTGCATGACCGACTGAAAGGCTGAGAGATGAGCATCAGCAAGAGTGACTTCCTGCTCTATTTGGCGAAGCAGTCCGCGAAGGGGACGGCAGCCGCTGCGCCCACGATCAAGATGGGTGTCAAGGGCGGCGCTCCTCGAGCGAACAAGGAGACGTCCGAGGATCCCGTGACCGGCATGAGCTACGCCACCGAGGCGTCGCTCGACTCGGTGGACGCGGGACTTGGCTTCGAGGCTAGGGCGTATCCCGCTTTCCTCGGCATGGCGCTCGCGGGCGTCATGGGCGGCATCGCCGTCAGCGGTTCGACCAACTACACCCACACGTTCACAGCCTCGGCATCAACGCCGTGGTACACGGCATGGGCGCAGCTCGGTGCCCAGACGGTCAAGCTGACCGACTCACGCTTCGACAGCGTGGGCATCTCGTGGAACATGAACGAGCCGCTCCTGGTGAACGCGGTCATGGGCGCGCTCACGGTCGCGTTCAATGGCGCGATCCCCACGGGCGGGACCGATCTCATCGGCGCATCGCGCTTCACACCCGGCGGCGGCACCTTCAAGCTCTCCGGCCACGACGCAAGCCCCGCGGTCGTCCCGATCACAGCGTTCAACATCACGCCCTCGCGCGAGCTCACGCCTGAGTACGTGTCGGGCAGCATCTCCCCCGGTGATCTCACGGTGAACCCGCTCAAGTGCGCTGTGAGCGCCACGGTGAAGCCCGACAACCTCGCGCTCTATCTCGCCGCCATCACCGGTGCGGTCGACGGAAACTCTCCGGCCACGACGCTCGTCACGGGCTCGCTCGAGATGAGCCTGCTGATCGACGCCAACACGACGCTCAAGATCGAGGCGGCGAAAGTGCCGTGGAGCGCGAGTTGGCCTGACGCCGACCCGGGCGGCGGTTCGGTGGAGCTCACACTCGCCGCAGACAACCTGCTCGGCACCACGAGCGTGTCGCCGGTGAAGTTCACGCTCATCGACCAGATCGCGACCTACTAGACCTACCCAAGGGGGAAACATGGCACGCGAATACTTCAAGGTGACGAACATCGAGACGGGCGAGGACGTGCTGGTGCATATCCCGCCCGCGGTCCAGGTCATTGCACGACAGAAGCTCCGCGATGCGCTCAATACGGACGTCCGCACGGGCTTCGCGTCGGCGCTGTTCGGGGCGCTCCACCGCGACGTGATGATGGACGTGGCGCGCGACAAGCTCAAGCCGGACGCGTTCTTCGTGAAGCTCGCAGAGTGGCTTTGGGAGTACGAGCCGGACGAGACGAACATCTACGACGCCGACGGTAACGTGGTCACACCTCCTGAAGAGAACGATGGCGACAAGGACGACCCCGACCCTTTGCCCTGATGGTGGCGGGCCTCGCGCTCGCCACCTCTCAGCCCGTCGGTCATCTGCTCGACCTGCTCGGCGTCGACAGGAGATGGCCTGCAGTGTTCGATGCGTTCTTCACGCTCTTGGAGCGCCGCACTGATACCGCGCCGAAAGAGGCGGGGGAAGCATGGGAGTCGCGCTTGGAGCGGCTCAACCAGCGGATCGCAGCGGGCCGCAGATGATGCGGCCTGTTGCATAGGGAGCGAACGTGGCTGTCAGGTACACGCTCAAGCTCGACAAAGAGATGCCGCAGGTCATCCAGAACCTCAAGCGGGCGGAGCCGCTCGTCAAGCAGCGCGTCCACGACAAGGCGCTCGAGCTCGCCGAGGGTATCGCCTCGATGGCAGCCGGCCGTGCCATTCGCCACCCGTCAGGGCTCTGGGAGGGCGCCGGCGGCGCGCGCTACGTCGTGCAGGACAAAGCACTCCTGAACGTGAAGGTGAAGACGCCCGGAGGTGCCGTCGGCAAGGCTCTCGCGATGTCCGAGTTCGCGAGCAATGACTACTCGGGCAAGAAGCTCGGGCAGACGCTCACGGGCATCTACGGGCGTGACGGCGGGCGCATCCTATGGGCGGCGTACGACGAGCGCGAGGTCGCGTGGATAGAGGACGTCGAGCGCATCGTCGCCGAGGTAGCTCGTGAGATCGAGGAGGGAATCTGATGGCGCGAAGGTCAGGCACCGTCAAGCTCTCCATCGTCTCTGCCTTTGACGACCGTGGCGCGGAGCAGGCCGAACGCGCTCTGCAGAAGTTCCAGAAGCGGTTCGATCTCGCCGCCAACTCCCAGCGCATGGCGCTCGCGAAGCAGTCAGTCGCTCTCGACCGCTGGGCCTCAGACTTCGAGAAAAAGTACACCCGCGTCGGCAAGACGATGCAGGCCGTCGGCCGCTCCATGACGTCCGCGGGCGATACGCTCACGCGTGGCGTCACGCTCCCGCTCCTTGCCACAGGGGGCGCGGCGCTCAAGGCGGCCATCGATTGGGAGTCAGCCTTCGCAGGCGTCGAGAAGACCGTCGATGGCACCACGGAGCAGATGGCCGCGCTCAAGGTCGGCATCCGCAACATGGCGAACGAGCTGCCTGCGTCGCGTGAGGCCATCGCAGGCGTAGCGGCTGCGGCCGGCCAGCTCGGCATCCAGACCGACAACGTCCTCGGCTTCACACGCGTCATGATCGACCTCGGCGAGTCCACGAACCTCTCGGCCGAGGAAGGCGCGACTGCGCTCGCACGCCTTGCCAATATCACCGGCATGGCGCAGACGGACTTCAGTAAGCTAGGCTCGTCCATCGTCGCGCTCGGCAACAACATGGCCACGACCGAGGCCGAGATCGTTCAGATGGGCATGCGCATCGCCGGTGCGGGCAAGCAGATCGGCCTCACCGAGCCGGAGATCATGGGCATCGCCGCCGCGCTCTCGTCGGTCGGTATCGAGGCCGAGGCGGGCGGCTCCGCCATCTCCAAGACCATGATCGAGATAGAGTCGTCGGTCCAGAACGGCGGTAAGGCGCTCAAGACCTGGGCGCAGACAGCTGGGATGTCCGCGAAGGAGTTCTCCGCGGCGTGGAAGAAGGATCCCGCAAAGGCTCTCGACAGCGTTGTCACCGGGCTCGGGAAGATGGAGGAGCAGGGCGGCTCGACGCTCCTGCAACTCGAGAAGCTGGGCATCACCGAGCTCCGCCAGCGAGACGCGCTCCTGCGCCTCGCAGGTGCGAGCGGGCTGCTCACGAGCGCCGTCGATCTCTCAAGCAAGGCGTGGGATGAGAACACCGCCCTTGCCGAGGAAGCCGCCAAGCGGTACGCGACCACGGCCTCCCAGCTCGCCATCGCTAAGAACCGCGTGACGGACGCAGCGGTGTCCCTCGGCGAAGGACTCACGCCCGCCCTCCTCGCCGCCCTCGACGCTGCAGAGCCGCTGCTCGAGTGGGTGAAGGAGACCGCAGACGCCTTCGCCGCTCTCGAGCCGAAGCAGCAGCAGCAGATCGTGAAGTACGCCGCGATCGCTGCCGCGATCGGTCCTGTGCTCTCCGTGACCGGCCGTCTCGTCACGAGCGTCGGCGGCATGGTGAAGACCATCGGCTCAGCAGTGACGTGGCTCGCACGCAAGCGCGCTGCGCACCTCGCGGACGTGGCTGCGACCGACGCCTCTGCGTTGGCCGCTGGGCGCCTCGGCAAGGCGATGGGCGCCATCAAGTGGGCGGGCTACATCGCGGGCGCGGCACTCGCGAAGAAGGCGTGGGACGATCTCTCACCCGCCGCTATGGAGTACGCGGATGCCGTGGAGCGCGGCGAGGCGCAGTCGCTCAGGTTCGGAGAGGCAGCCGCTGCGCCGATCTCATCGCTCGGATTCGCATGGCGCGACGCCGAGAACCAGGCGCGCAAGTTCAACGAGACCGGCGAGACGACGTTCAAGTGGACTGACGCGCTCAAGAACCCGATCTCCTCGCTCTTCTACGGCATCAACCTTCTCACCGGCTCGATGGATAAGCAAGCGGACACGGCCCGCGGGACAAAGGGCGCCGTGGATGCGTATACGAAGTCACTGCAAGCGCAGAGGGAGGCGACATACGCCGCGGTCGACGCGCAGCTTGAGGCCGAGAATGCCGACATTGCGCTCGAACGCTCGAAGCTCCGGTTGACCGCAGCGCAGAAGGCATATGACGCCGCTGTTGAGGAGTTCGGCCCCAATAGTCTCGAAGCTACCGAGGCTACGCTCGACCTCCGACAAGCCGCGGCCGACCTCGAGGGGGCTGAACGGCGCGCTGGCAACGCTATCCTCGCCGTGAACAGCGCCATGAAGAACGTGCCGCGCCCTAACGGTGCCGACATGCAGGGATGGGTCGACTACTACAAGGCGATCGGTGACCAGGCCGGCTACGCCGCAGCGAAGGCGAACCTCGCAAACACGAACCTGCGCAACGGAGTGGCGCGCTCTGGCACCGGCGGCCGCAACGTCCCGGTCTACGGAAGCGGCGCATACGTCACCAGGCCCCACCTCGCGGTCGTCGGGGACGAGAACGAGTACATCATCAACCCGAAAGCGCCGAACGCGATGGGGCTGCTCGACAAGCTCCTCGCCGACATGGGCGCACGGTTCACAACGCACTCATCCTCCGGCGGCATCACCATCGCACCCGGCGCCGTGCAGGTCTCCATCGGCGGCACCAACGCCTCACCCTCCGCGATCGGCGCGGCCATCGAGGACGCGCTCCGCCGCACCGTCCGCAACGCACGCATGATGGGAGCCTGACATGGCACTCGACGCGCCCTTCTACCTCGCAGTCGGCGACTGCATCGTCGAGCCGGGTGACGGCTCGGCCGCCTACCACGTGACCTCGATGTCGTTCCCCGAGCCCGCGCCCGACGGC